AGATTCCTCTACGTCTCGTGGGCTCGGAGATGTGTATAAGAGACAGTCCATAAAGAGGAAGAGGTCTGCCACCATATCAAGGGAGAGGATCTTATGGTTCATCAATAATCAATGTTGGAGTTCAGGTATTGTTCCATAGAGAAGTTGTGGTACTCACTCATCTCTTCTTCCAGTTCACTCAGGTCAATGTCCATGACCTCAGCAGCAAGTTCAGGGATCTCAAAGAGGAAGTCGTTCATTGGTTCAGGATGGTTGAACTGCAATCAGTTTAGCACAGGGAACAGGTCCCTTAGGGGGTGGAGTGGGGACCAGTTCCAGAATTGCATCAGGTGCAGGTGGATTGAAGGGTGGTCCCCAGTTGGCAGGAGGAAGGAGTAGCATCAGGCAGGGATGGAAACCAGTTGCTTGTAGGTGTCAGACCACTCCTTAGCATCATAGCAGACCCACTGACCATCAGTCCAGAGGTATCCATAGTCCTCACCATCAAGGATGTAGTCCTCAACACTGGGGGACACCTGAGGAGGGCAGCTCTCACCACGCTCAGAGTAGTACATAGGACCTGTCTCAGGTCGTGTCTCATTCTGCCAACCACAGTTAGTCCAGCAGGATGACATATCACCACCATCAATCAACTCTGCTGCTGCTTCTTTAGAGTTGAAGTGGGTCTTCAGCATCTTGCCCAACCACTCAGGATAACCATCCCAGTGGTGGTAGGCAGACAGTACACTGCCATCTTTGAGTGCAATGCCAATGCGTGCTCTGGTTGCCATTGTGGTGTTCCCTTGAGTACCTTGAAATTATAGGATGCCCAGTTGCTTGAGCATCCAGTTGTAGACCAGTTGAGGAAGTGTCATTTTGCCTCCATCAGGAAGTCATACTTCTCAACCATCTTACCACACCCTTGACACCCTACAGCAGACCAAGCAAAATGGTAAACCTTCTTAACAGTGCCACAGTGAGGGCACTTGATGTCCCTGCCATAGCGACCAGTGCGAGAGGTCTTTTTGATCTCAATGAAGGTTTGCATCTCAGGCAGCAGTGAGGTCATTGATGAACATAAACTCATAAGACCCATCCTCAGGGTCTTGCCCATTCACATTCCACTCTTCATGCAGAGCACGTGCAGTGTCCACATCCTCAATCTCAATGAAGTGAGCAAACCTCTCAAAGATCTGCTCACCCATCTGATCCACACACTTTTGCTTTTGCTTGTTGCTCATTGGGGTGGTTCCTTTGATTACTTGAATAGTGTAGCACCCCAGAGGGGGGTGCTATGGGTTCTAGACCAGTGCCTCAGCTGGCACAGGGAGGGCATCCAACTCTTTATAGAACTTCTTAAGAGTGCCATTCTTCTTGCACTCAAAGAGATGAGGGTTCTTGTAGAGCACTTTGGTAGAGGGTTTATGGAGCCACACAGAGGGAGGAACCATAGGGGAGACACGCCCACCTTTCTTAGTGAGTTTGACAGAACTCTCTACCAGTTCATCCATAATCTCCAACACCTTTACCTCTGCCACATAAATCAGTTTGCCATCAGTGGTAAACTGGTGGACCAGCACATCCCAATCAGTTTTGGATGCAATGGCAGTGGCACCATCAGGGAAGATGATGTTGGGACCAGACTTGTTGTCCACACAGGTGCCATCAGGCTTGTAACCATCAGGATACCCCTTGCCACCATAGGAAGGAGTGTAACCTAGAATGGAACAAACAAAGTCCTCCCTCAGCTTGTTGTTGTCCATAGCAAGATGCTGCTTCAGAAGGTCCACATAGGGAATCTCCTGTGCTTCTACTTGCTTGGAGTCCAGCACTTGCTGAGCGATTTTGATGTCCATAGGCAATTGGTTTTGAACACATCTATACTAGAAAACCCCAAGACATTTGTCAAGGGGTTCTAGGGAAATCCAACCAGTTTCTCAAGTGTCTACTCAGTCCTCATCCCTGATGGACTGTAGCACATCATCACCCATCTCTTTCATGCGATCAGCATATGATTTACCTGCTTCCTTCTTCTTTGCCTTTGCCATGCTCTTCCTCATCTTCTCCTTTGCCTTAAGATTTGCTTTTCTGATTTTCTCTTTCTCTGCCCTATTCTCTGCTCTTTCCTTATCTCTTTGTGCCTTATCTTGGGCTCTCTCTGCTGCTCTAATCTCTTGCTTTTCCTTTCTCTCTGCATCTCTTCTTTGTTGATTCTCTTTTCTTTCTGCATCCCTTCTAGCAATATTCTCTTCTCTTTCCTTTCTTCTCTGTGCTTCTTTTGCAGATGCTCTGTCTAATCTTTCTTGCTTTTCTCTTTCACTTTTTTCAATTTTCTGTATTGTTTCTTTCTCTTTTCTTACCTTTTCTGGTCTATCAAGAATGGTTTTAATTCCCTTCTTTGCAAGATTTCCTACTGTCTTAGTTATGCCAGTAACCTTTCTGCTAAGGGCATCCTGTTGACTTGTTTGAAATTCATTACCACCATATCCACTACCACTAGTTGTAGCGCTCAGTGAACCCCTACTAGCTGCTACATCCTCCTGAAAATGTCTGAAAGACTTCATCTTGCATTCTTACTCTATCAATTTATTTATTCTTCTTGAGTTTATTGATATAGTTCTTTGCAGACTCAAAGTTCCTGCAATACTTTACCACAGAACCCTTGTAGATGATTGCTAATTGTGTTCTACTGCCTATTACAGGGACAGCAGCAACCATCTCCTGATCATTCCAGTTCTTTCCCACAATGAATCCTGGTGAACCTGGTTTAGGATCAAGAATAGTGGGATGTTCAAATTGCAGATACTTCATCAACGCCTCACTACTGAAACTGCTGCCTCACCCTTCTCAAACACAGTGTCCACCACTGCTTGCACACTCTTGGCAGTACCAATGCCCACTTTATCATAGACTGGTACACACACCAACCCAAACTGCTTGGAAGCACCACCCAGCCTGATGACCCTGCCAATGGTCTGACTGATGCCAATATAGTCCATATTGCGCATAAACAGCACTGCCTCAAGACCACTCACATTGATGCCCTCTGCAAGGATGCTATGGTGCATAACCACAAATTGCTTCTCAGGATCCTTGCCCCAAGCATTGAGGGTATCAAAGAACTCTTCCCTGTCAACCTTCTTACCATCAATCACAGCACCAGTCTTAGATGTGATATACATCCAAGAATATCCCCTGTAGTGCAGTTGTTGACAGAAGTCAGACTCTGATACAAGTTTGATGATTTGCTTGGTGGACCTAGCACAGATGAGAATCTTGCTGAGAGAATTGTCATCAATAGTCTCAAGCATATTGCTAGCATCACGCTCTGCAACCATCTGCTTGTCCTGAACCATCTCTAGTTGCTTCACCACCACCTTAGGAGGAAGGATGTAACCCTCTTCTACCATCTGGGTAGCAGGAACCTCTGCAATGACCTGACCATACACTTCAGAGTCATTCATACCTGGTTTGGCGATGGTGACACTGTGCTTTGGTGTGGCAGTGAAGTAATAGCACCTGCTTGCCTCTTGAGAGAAGTGCTCAACAGCAGGAAAGAAGTTCCTCTTGACACTATTGTGTGCCTCATCAAAATAGATGGTATCCACATCAATCCCTGCCTCTTGAACCTTGTGGAGGGAGTGATAGGTGGTGAAAATCAACTGATGAGCACCTGATGCATTACACAGGATGTCGTGCCACTGAATCTGCCTGACCTTTGTGGTCCTGAAGTGATGGGTCTCACCACTGTGGACGTGCATCACCTGAACATCAGTAATATGCTCAAGATATTCTGCTGACAACTGCTCAGCAAGCAGAATTCTGGGAGCAACAACCACAATAGTCTTCTGTTCCTCAGACTCAAACTGCCTTACAGCATCCATGATGCCAACTAGGGTCTTACCTGCACCTGTAGGAAAAATGCACTGACCAATCCTGTACTTGGACAGGGCATCAACTGCTTTCTGCTGGTGGGGACGGAGTTGCATCAGTGTCTCAAAGAAAAAGGGTTGGAGATGCCTCAGAATAGCACCCCCAACCCAATGTGTCAAGAATCAGTTTTCAGTCTTCCTCTTCCTTTGCCTTGCCTGCCAGAGAGGGACCAATCCAGACCTTACCCTCTTTGTACCAGTCTTTCACTTGCTGTCGACGCATATCCAGCAGTTGTGCATAGCGTGTTTTCTGCTCAGAAGTCCAGACCAGGTTTTGATGGCGAACAACCTGAGTCTTGAGGTCAAGCATTTCTTGGACGATGGACATGATTTTCAGGAAATGATTTGAAGTTGTTTGATGGTGACTGCTTTGGACTCTAGGACACTGATGCCCTCCTGAAACTCCTTGTATACTAGCAGCCTGGGAGCAGACCTGTTGTCATTGGGAGGGAGTTGTAACACACAGTAATGTTCGCAGATGAAATCAATAACACCCCTGTGACTTTTGTATTCTACAAAGTCCCCCTCATTCAATTTCATATAAATGCTGCCTCCAATGGATTTAGATGAATTGGCATAGATGTATAGTTTCTGGTATCTTCTATCTTAACTTCCTGTCCTACTGTTTTTGGATTGATGGGGGCAAAGTAGCAATTTGTTTTTGTGTTGTAGAATCCCCAGATAGTACGTGTTGGAGCACCAGCATTGTAGATAAACCTGCGATGACATAAAAGCCACACAGCAACAATGTTACGTTTAAATTGAACTGTTTCATATTCATAACCTTCTGGAGCAATGTGGGGGAAACCAGGAGGGAGTTCAATCATTTAGATTCTTTGATGTCCTGAAGTTTGAAAATCAGAGACTTGAGATTCTCAATCTCTTTGTCCTTTGATTGCAACTCTTCTTGCAGATGTTTGATTTCCATCTGCAAGTTGAATAACAATGCTTCCGTTGACTGTGGTGTCATAAGATTCTAGGTGAGAAAAGAGGTAATAACTCCAGATTTCACATCCTCTGTAATCTGATATTTATCCCCCTTGACAATGTTCTCCCTAAGTTGACCATAGTGCTCTGGATACTGCTCATCATCATCAGCAGTAATCAAGTCGAAGCATTGCTCATCACTGTCTGCCACTACATTCCACACACCACCAAATTCTGATTGTGGGAAGGGAACAAAGTGGTCCACAATGTACAAAAATTTAGCCATTGACCTCTGGGGATACTGTTTGAACTGTAGCAGGTTTGGATGCTGGTGTCAAGAGGACCAGTTGCCTCTCATACTCATACTTGATTGGAAGCAGGTGTGATGTCAAGAATCCAGTGTACTGAAGACCTTTTGACAACTCAAGCAGGTTCTCAATTTGCATCAGGGCAAGGATGATCCTTTCTCTTTGGTTCACACAAATTCCTCAAGATAATAATCGACTGTGATCCCAAGCTTCTCTGCTTCTATTTCACAGATCTCCATAAAGAGTTCAAATTCATCTGTGTCCATGCTTTGGAGGAGTTTATCAGTCATGAGAATTTACCTTGAGTGAAGTTTGCATAGGAGAAGACTTCCCTATCAACAAGTTTAATCATACCATACTTGTTGACCATCACAAAGCCCTCTTGATTGATCTGTTCTCCATTGATGTGTGCTTTGGGGCAACCATACACAATCATAGAGTCTATCAGGTCCTCTTTGATTTCTATTGCCAACTGATACAGGTTGGCAAGTTTATTGCACCCCAAAATGTGGGTCAGAACCTCATCAGTCAGTTCTTGCCCTGCTGCAATCAGAGCATTGATGCACTTCTTAGCATCTGCTGCATCTTTCTTGGACAGGAACTTGATACCATCAGCATTAATCATCAATGGAGAGATGTCCCCAATCACCCTATCAACAGTGGGTTGCACAAAGAGACACTTGTCAGTGCTGATTAATTCACCCTCAAGAGGAAGAGGTTCCATCTGGTGGAGAAACTCCTTGACATAATAAGTATGGGGAGCAATAATGATATTCTCCTCAACTAGTTCAGGGAAATCATACCTGATGGTATTGGGAAGATATGTATCAGAACCACCAAACCCAATGAAGTCACCCTGATAAACACCATCAGTCTCAGGAAGGTTCAGGTAGCAAGCACAGAGAACCTCAATAAGTTCTGCATGTGTATCTACACTATAAAGACTGAAGATGTCCTCAATCTCATAACAAATCTTGATTTTCTTTTTGTTGAACACACTCTTGGTGCCAACAAACCACTTTCCATTCTCAGGATTAGTGCCCCATACAATGCTAGGACATCCATCAATCTTCACAGAGATATTGCTATCCCTTTCATACATCAAATCAAAAACACTGAGATCACCAGTCAAAATGGTGTCTTCAGGGTGTTCCAAGTGAGTGAGAGGCATAACATTCCTTCAAGACTTATCCATAATAAAATACCCCCTGACCTAAGTCAAGGGGTCTGTGCCAGTTCTGTAACTGGTTCAGTCATCATAAACTTTGCACTCAGAAGCATCTGGATGGGTATCACAGTACAACTCTAGGGGAGTTGGGTCATGAGATTCACCAGGATGGTTCTCTTTATATGCTTTCAGTGCTTCCAATTCTTCTTCTGTATGACGACGTGATTGTGGTGAAATGGTAGGATCACTCAGAAGTTCCTCATCCTTCTGAATGTGTTGGTCGATGTTTTCCATAGTTTTGTAACAGGATA